TCATTGGGTTATTATCTCTATATCCCTTGGGTGGGATATGTTGCAGTCCTGGATTGTGCCCGCATTCGGGATTGGTGACACCCCATTCCAGCCTTCCTGCAACGCGCTTAGAGCGCGCACTTTGGTGTCCACCAAGACCTTCGCGTAGATGCTTGCAGTGGTCTCGATCTTGGTGTGTCCGAGCCATTCCTGTACCAATTTCAGATCACCCGTCCGGGCGAGTAGACGAGTCGCGCATGTGTGCCGCAAACAGTGGGGCACACACTCGCTTTCGTTAGCCAGTTCGGTTGTTGCTTTCGCCATTGTCCATAGGGCATTGCCACGTTGCCGGCGAAGCCCCGAAAAAGGGCCGTCTCCTTTCAGTGGGCGTCGCCGCTTGAGTATCTGCAGCACGCGGTCAGTGCACGGGATGGTACGAACGCGCCCACCTTTCTGCTCGCCCTTGCGCCAGAACTTCACGCCTACCACTCCAGGCATCAGTTCCCAGTCGATGTCCCGCCAGCGCACCTTGAGTGCTTGGGACGAGCGACATCCAATGTCAGCGAGGAACGTGAAGTAGTCCACGTAGTCGGCAGCGTCGCGGGAGACTGGGTTGCCGCCTTCCGGGCTGTCAGGGCGTTCGTCGAGCTTGGCGATGGCCGCAAATAGCTCTCGCTCATCGCTTGCCGTCAGCACGAATTGCCTTGCGTTATCGCCTTCCCTGTGAGGCTTCCACTTCGGGAGGTCATTGGGGTACTGCTTGAGCGCTTTGGCGTAGGCCAGGACATGCATCAGGGCGAACAGCTTGCGGTTCACCGTGGCCTGGGCGTTCTCCTCCTCGTTGAGGAGGTAGTCGGCCAGATATGTCACCCTGTCCTGGTCAATGAAGGCAACCGGCGTATCGGCGCCCAGGTAAGCCTGGATCATCCGGCAGTTGGTTGCGTAGGTGTCGTTGCTTGCGGCCTCGCCCCATCCGCCGTCGCCTCGATCCTTCAAGCAGGCATCGCAGGCTTCTTTTAGTGTCCAGGAGCGCTGTTCGTGTCGCCGCTCCTGCAGGGCGGCTAGTTTCTCGCCGCGGAGGATTCGCTTCAGCTCCAAGCTGGTCACATTCGGATCATCGCGCAGTGCGTCAATGATGTTTTGCTCTTTCTTCTCGGCGAGGTGCCGATCTCGTGTTCCGGTTGAGAGCCGCTCGCGGCGATTCCCAACTTGCACATCGATCATGTAATAGCGTCGGTCGGACTCCCCTGGTCGGGGAGCCGTGCCTTTAAGGCGTAGTGGCATCGCATCTCCATTTATGCGGATTTAACAGCGCGAACGCTTCGTTTTTCGAGGCTCTTATTCACGCGATCGGTGAGGCTGTTGAGGTACTGCTGACCCTTCGGTGTTACGAAGAGCAGGTTCCGGCGACGGTAGGCCGGATCAGGGCGTTGCTGGACGAACTCCACGCCAGGCTTGCCCTTCTTGTCGTACTCGCTCCAATCCATGATGTGGCGCGAGGCTGAGGAGCTGCTGAGGCCTTTGATGTGCTTCCCAAGGTCCAGCTGTTGAAGGCCTGGGTGCTCGTAAGTCGTTGTCAGGCAGAGCAACTTGGAAGCCAATAAATCCGCGTCCACATCTTCCCGAAGCCCTTCCAGCGCAATTTGCAGGATATGGACGAGTTCGTCGGTCGTAATTTTGGTCATGGGTGGTCCCAATGGGTTAGGAAGTGGGCGCCACCTTCCCCCCAAAGGCTGGCGCTATTTCGGGCTATGTCCCTCGATTGCAATGATACCGGTGCCGCACCCGATGTACACCTCGGCGTCCGAGTAGTAGTCAATCCAGAAGCCCTTCTGGTTCGCGCTTGCTGCCAAAAACGAAATTCTGGCGCGGAAAGTAACAACAGAGAGAAGGGCGGAAATCAGTCTCACAGATGCTCGGTCTCTATGGCTCGACAAAGGGTCACGTCCCGCAATGGGGCCAATTCCATCGCGACTCATGATTGCTCGAAAGCAAGTTTAGGCGGCGCCAAACGGCGCGACGGCGATAGCGGCCCAGAGGGCGACTCCGCATAGCAGGAAGCCCAGGAACAACCCCTTTACCACCAAGATGCCGATCTCCTGGACGATGCGGCTGGCGTGCTTCACGCGGCCTCCGTCGGAATCGGGTGGCGGAGCATTGATAGCTCCCAAGCCTGCCCGTTTTCGGTGACGGCGTGTAATTGGACGGGAGCCTCCGGGGCTGCAACGCGAGCTACCGCAAGGGCGTCGGCAATTGCTTCCAGTAGGTCCTGAGAAGTACGGTATTCAGTGCGCACAATGCGGGCAATGTGCGGGGTCATGTGGCCTGATCGTCCGTGTAGTAGTGCTTCCGCATGGCGCTATTAGAGCTTTCGTCGGTCTCATGGGCGGAGACTAGAGGGCGCCCAGCTAGGTCATAAATAGCAACGAACATTCGCGATCACTCCTTTGGGTGAGACAGCAGGTGTCTGCGTCGGTTGTTGGGTCTGCTGCGCACTCAACTAATGAAGTCCCCAATTTGGTGTCTTGGGTATGACCGTTCGTCAGTCAGTGCTTAGCTGCACAACGGGTTATGGGGTTTTCCCACATTTGGTGTTGACCCCTCCCGGGTACCCCACTATCTTGGGAGTGAGGCGTCGAGAGGTAGCGGCAGGCAGCGGGCCAAAGGCGTGCAGTGGTCTGCTTGCCGTCGTGTCATAGCCAACGACAGCACAGTTGTTCGTGCGGCCAGGTATCGGGATTCGCCGGAGTTGGTTTTAAATTGCGTCAGCAGAGCTGGAGCTCAATGCGCGAATTTCGGCGTTTATGTGTGACATGTGTTGCAGTAGGCGAAGTGCGACGCCTCTAGATTTCGCCAATGAGTTGCCCTACGTTCATTTGTGAACGAAGTGTAAACCATGAAAGTTGTCGACTCTTCTAGAGATCTTCGTATGCGTTTAGAGTTCTTCCATGGACGCAATCAAGGCCGCCACCGAAGAAATTGCCAAGGCTGATCAACAGATCGAGGCCTTGATCAAGCGTCGGCAGGAGCTAGTCAGCTTCTTGAATATGGCAAAAGAGTTGTTAGGTCTGCAGGCAACTTCACTGCCTAAAGTCCTGCCGCTGCCTCCAATTGCACCAGCCATACAAGCTGGCGTTCTTCGGACGGCAGTACCGGCGATTCAGGTTGCGGTCGTACCCCGGCCACTGAAGGACAGGGTAGTTGAGGCTTGTTTGGAGCTGCTGAAAGACGGATTTCCCATGAAGCCCGTGGCTATTGTTGAGGCTTTGGAGCTTCGTGGAATTGCAATTGGCGGCGCGAACAAAGCAATGTCGCTTTCTTCGATGCTGTCTAAAGACAGGCGTTTTCAGCCTGATCGAAAGTGGGGCTGGAGCCTGAAGCGAGCCCCCTCTCCAGTTGCAGCTGGAGAGGGAGGTAATACAAACCAGGGTGAGACCCCTGACGCAGACAGCAGCGACGATGAGCTGTGAGGAGGGACAAGATATGGAACATATTCACCATATGACCTTAAGAGATTAAGGTAGCTCATAGGCCCTGACGTTCGCGTCGGGGCCTATTCTTTGTTGAAAGCGAAATTCCGTCAAGTTGTTCGATGCGCGTGCCTTTCCGCGCCTTTCTACATCGGCTTCGCCAGCATCTCTATAAACAGCTGTGCGTGAGCTTCGACCGCGCAGTCAGCGATCCAACCGTCTATGTAGTGGCCTGCGTTGTCGCAGTAGTCTACCCAGCGGACCTCCCAGTGGTCGGGCGTCTCGCCAGGTCGGGGTGGCTCGGTGTATTCGGGGTCTCCGGAAGTGCCGCCGCGAGTGATGCGCGGTCCGTAGGCGAAGACCTTGCCGTCTGGTGCGTGGACTGTGGTGTCGGCGCGAGGGTCGAAGAAGCTGTTCATGCGACCCCGCAGGTGAGCGAGTTGGATGGACAGCGGAGGAGGGTGCGCATGGCGAAACTCCTGTGGTTGAGGGCCGCGTGGCGGCGTGTTTTGGACATAGAAAAGGGCCGCTTTCGCGGCCCCTCATGTGGTCTTAGGGTCTGTTTTCGTGACGCCTAGAAGTCCAGATCGCCGTTTTCAGCGTTCCAGTCGGCGATGGCATTGCGCAGGGAGGCGGGTAGTACATCCCGGTGACCGAAGCCCCCCTTGCTGCCTCTTCCCCACGGCTTGTTGCTTCGCGCTGCGATCCAGCAGAGAACATGACGCTTTGCTTGGTTCACGCTGCCCGCCTTGGCGCGGATCTGTATGCCGTTCCAGCGGATAAGGATGGCCGCGTCGCACTTGCGGACGTACACCGGAATGCCTCCTGGGGGCATCCAGAGTGCCCAAGTGCGGGGCGTTTCAAGCCACTTGTAGTTGTTCGGAAGCATGGCTTGATGCTGACTTAGTCCAGTCTCAGGCGGCGAGACTTAAGCAACTCGTGACAACTGAGAAACGCTTATGAAACAATAAGTTACGACGCATTTTTGCTTGCGTTAGGCCTGGGTTGACGCTACCGTTGTCGCATTCCACTGCGAGACAGAACCATGGGCCTTGAACTCCTCGACATCCTTTCGAATGCCAAGCCATATGCCGAGGCGATGGCAGCAATTGCGAGCCTGATTGCCCTGCTATTGAACGGACGCACGGGTGGCGGCTGTAGGTGTATCCGAAGGCGCGGGTGCAGGCGGGACTAAGCCGCCGCGCGCAGCACGATCACTTGTGCTGGAAGCTCAACTGTTGATTCCCAGTTCACCAAAGCGCCGATAGTCAACGCGAGGTCTTGGGCCATCGTGTCTGCGTGGGTTCCGTCATCTGCGACACCCCATAGCGAATCGCTGTATTGGGTCATGCGTCCATCCGCGTCCAGCAGAGTGACGATGACGCCGACGTAGCTCCAGCTACCCTCACACCACGCCTTGAGATACTCGTAATTCTCGCGGGCGGCGAGCGCGGCAATCTGGCGCTTGCTCATTCCCGGCTCTGCGTCCCGCGCACCCCAGCGATCACGCAAGGCAGTCTTGCAGGTTTCTGCGAAGTCGAAGAAGCGAACTTCCATCGGGCTGTGCTGCCGCAACACCAACTCGCCGGGGCGCTTACTGCGCTTATGCCGCCACCCACTGACCGGCCCGTGTCCTTCCTCGCGATCCCAGGGTGAGCCGGCGTCGTGATCGTGTACCTTCTCGACGGCGAAAGTCAGCCCGTGCAGCTCGATCGTTTCCATAAGTGTGTGCTCCAATATCCCCGGTAGGCACTGAGCTGGGGAATAGATGTCTGATTTGTTGGAAGTCATGAAGGCGAGCCTTGGACCAGCCATCGCACTAATGGGCGTAGCTGTCGCGGCGGCTCAGTGGCATACGAATGACGTCAAGCTGAGGCTGGATTCCTACGACCGGCGTCTTAGGGTTTATAAGGCGACGGTCGCGATGCTTGAGAGTGCAATAGCTGAGATACGTCGCAGACGTGTACCCAACTGGCGCAAGTCAAACAAAGATCCGACCCTTCCCTATGAGGAACTTCCCGAGGAAGTGGTAAAAGCATTTCATGACTGTTTGCTTGAAGCTTCTTTTCTTTTTGATCGAGAAGTGATGCACGTGATGCACTACATCAATACAGAGGTGCGTCACGTCCGCATGTACGCGATTAATCTGGCAAAGAAGGAGCCTAGCGAGTTGCTTGAGAAGTCCGCGCAGACCAGCCTGCGTGAGTTGCGGGAGGCGGAGAAGCGGATCGAAGAGGTAAGCAGAAAGATAGAGGAGCCCTTCCGGCGCTATCTCAAGCTTCAGCGGTTCCAGAAGTAATGGCCGTTTGATTCATAAGCTTCCCCACCTAATTCCATATCGCGCCCATAGGCAGCGAAGTCAAAGTAGCGGGCGACACTCTCGGGCACGCCTTCTAACAGTCCGCCATCTTCGACAGTGTGCTCCGCAACCTCTGCCCAGCTGTTGAATTCGCCGATGTAACGCTCGCGGAACGTCTCGACATCTTCGTCCCCCTCAGCTGCGCAGAAGGCATCAAAAGCTTCGCGCTCATCGTCGCTGAGGTCCTCCAGCTCCTGCAGCCGTTCCATCAAAGCGACCAGGTCGGGGTGTTCGGTGTCCCGGAAGCCGGCCGGCAGGTCCTCGCTGTCATGAACCGCATACTCCTCGGCGCTGGGAACTTTTCGTGTGCCCTTGCATGTGCCGCAGGTGCAAATCAGCTCCTTTAGTCGGCAGCCAAAAGCAACCGCGCCGCACGCGTGACAGCGGGTTGTATCAGGCGGCGATCCGGGTGCGTAGTCGGCCGTTACACCGCACTTAGTGCACGTCGTACGGGTGATCGGGAATTCAACATCGACGCACGCCGGGCAGTCCACGGTGACGTTGGGATGCGGCGACTCGCGCAGCATCTCGGCAATCTCGCCCTGCACGTCGTCCAGATCGGCGGCGTATAGGTCAATCCAGCGCCCATGCAGAACGCCATTGTTGTAGGAGGCCAGGCAGGCCGCGTAGATGCGTGGTGCGGTCATGGCGCGTCCCCTGACTTGCGGACGTTTGACATAAGCGGGCGGCGGTTCTCCGCCTTCGCCGCGTTCCACTCCGCGAACATTGCGGTAGACCAGGCGCTCATCGGTGAGCCGAAGTCAACGCAGGCGCCCCAGCGGCGGGCTTGGGACGTCCAGAATCCATAAGAGGGCATGAGGTTTTCTCCGGGCAACAAAAAAGCCGCCCGGAGGCGGCTTGTGGGAATTTTCGGACAGCGCAATGCGTTGTCCAGTGATGTTCAAAAACCTGCGCGATGCTAGGATTTACTCACCAGCCACCGGGCCTTAGGCAGCCCATCCGATGTAGCGCTAGGGCAGCGCTCATGCTGGTACTTCAGGCAATCAGCCGAACAACTTAATGACCGCCGCGACCGCTGCAAAAAGCGCCGTCGTGACGACCATCGGATACCAGCGAGTCTCAAGCATCAGCTTGTCCGACTCCCGGTTGAGTTTGCGAATCTCAGCGCGCAACTTGGTGAGCTTCAAAGCGTCCTCCTCGATCATGCGGGCGCTCCAGAGTTTACGTCCTGAATGCAGAAGTTCCACCCCTCGACCCGCAACCATTCCTGCTCGTCCGTGCACCAGGCGCGGAAGTGTCCGTCTAAGTCGGTGTCAGGGCGGATCAACAGGTGTAGATCGAGCGTCGTTGTCCTGGCGAATACTTCGCGAGTGAAGCCGGCCATGACAGCGGCATTGTTGCAATCCAGGCCCTCAGTGATCCCGTCGTGCTCAGCCATAAGTGCGTTCTTCGTGTGCGAGCCGGGCTGCTACAAGTGCGCCCAGGGTGGGATAGATGCCAACCGCAAGGCCGTGGTGCCGCAGCAACCAACGGCCAACTATGCGCAGGCAGGTGTACCGCGCTCTTCTCGCCGGCCTCCCCATGCCGGCTTGAACTCTTCTGTGGTGCGTTTCCTTATGCCTCGTCATGTCACGCTCCTTCGTGGGATTTGTGCCAGATATGGGATGCACTGGACAGAGCTTCGGTACGGCCGATGCTGGTCCGGTAGCACTCAAGTTCCCACCTCACGGTGTCCATGAGGCCGGCGTCGGGTGCAACGTAGGGAATAGCATCGTGTTCCATAGGGTTCTCCAGTGAATCAAGCCACTCAAACACCCCGTGTAACTGAGGCGCTTGAGTGGCCCGACTCTCCTGCGTTTTGCAGGATTGTCAGGCCGTGCCGGTTTCGGGCCAGTGCCGCTCTGCTGCCGCTGCGGGGTCGTCATGTGGGGTGGGCGAAGGCAGAGCCATTCCCGTCCCGGACTTCCCGCAACGACGCTTCATCGCGCCTTAGCTGGTCCAGCCGCACCGTGTTATTTACGACCCCGTGCAAGGGTCGGAATGCAGCGAGAGAGCTTCCCGCCTTGTTAGCTGGCCGCCTCAGCGAACGTGGGACATATCCTAAATCTGAGACGGTCCCGTTGTCAAGTTATTTCCCAATTCTGGGATGATGTAGCCGCAACACCTGAGAGCACCCCGGAACCGTACGGCTTCTAGCCGCCTTGGCCTTTTCCAGTTCCCCTGCGGTTGCCTCTCGGCGTAGTCGCAGGTCCTTGAAGGCCGCCCCAGTAGCGCATCGCACGGGCTGGGGCCGATTGAATCCGATTGCTTCTCCTAGCACCGCGCTGGGCGGTTCAGGGATTGCGTCGGCCGGTGTGGCTGGCCGATGGGATATAAGCTAGCTCAATTCCATATGTGGGTCAAGTCCTAAATTAGGGATGTAGCAGAAATGTGCGGGTGGACGCATAGCGGCAGGCGCCACCTGCGGTGGGCTGGTCCTAATTGAGTGAGCGGCCAACGCACTAGATGTGGGGTATGCGTTAGGAGTAACGAGGCAGGCGGCAGGGCTGGGCAGGTGGCTGCAAGTGATCGGCGAGTGCTCGCCTATGGTCGGAAGCAAAACGACAGATAGGGAAAGAGAGACGCGAACACATGCGGAGCGCTTGAGAGCACAGGGTGTGCGCTATCGGTCCACAATCCGTGTGCGTGGGGCTGGCGCGTGGATAGGGAATCCATCGCGGTGCGCTTCAAATCAATGGGTTAGCGTAGAAGGTGACGCGGGGAGTGACGCAAAGCGCCGGCAGAGCAATGAACGAAGAGGATGCGGCACATCGCGACCCCCGGAGGGGGGAATCGCGCGACGTTCGGGAGTCAGATACCCTCACGGAAATTCGCGGAAAACATTTCGACAAGGAGATTTATATGCAAGACGAGACGACTGCCCAGATTGGAGGCAATATCGGTGCCCTTACTGCCGCAATTGCTATCCTGGCATCGAAGCTTCCCAAAGAGGAACAGGAGAGCTTGGTAGAAAGCCTTCGGGCAGGTGTCAAAAATCTTGATGGGCTACCGCAATTCAGCGAGCCATTAGGCGGCGCCTACATTTCGGGTTTTACGGACAGGACCGAGACGATCATCAAGACGATGCAGCAGCTTAAGCAGTCCGAGAGTCAGCCCCTCGCGTCCTGACGACCATCTCAGGCGAGGCGAGCTTCATGGCGCCTAAGTGCCGTCAGGAGGCGCTTTAGGCGCGCGAGAGGAGTCCTTCGGCGTGCATTCGACCCACCCTGTCACCGCATCCTTTAGCCCGTCTTCTCCTGCGTGAGCCTTGCTGTCTCCTTGGCAGGTAAATTTTTTACCCACCACGATGATCTGGCCCTTGTCGGCAGTCACCAGCAGACCCTTCGGAGCATCCTGAGGTGGGTGTTTGGTGCAGCCAGCCGAAGCGATGAGGGCCAGGAGCGCTAAGAAATGCTTGGGAGACACAGAAGGGCACCGGAAGAGAGCTTGAAGTGTTACCTAGGGTAACCGCTGCCGTTAACCTAAGACCTCTTCAATAGAAGCCTTAAATGACCTCTAGGTCAGCTTAGATTGTCCGGTTGTCATGCATCCTAGATACAATTCAATGGTGATATGCGGCACCTCTGATAGCTGCCCGCTACGGCTACATCACCTTTGATAGACGAGGTTGTGACCTCAGCCTCATATAAATGCGTTCCGACTCTCGGAAGTGCTGCTAGCATGCTTCGGCAGGCACGAAGCCTGCTCTTTCGACAATGGAGTGAAGTATGAAGGCGATGCAAAAGACTGTCTTAGGCCTTGCACTGGTGCTTGGGACGTTGGGAAGTGGGAGTCTGTTCGCGAAGGAAGTCAATAACCCCAGTGGCGTCAATTCTGTCGTAACCACAACACGTGTTTATGATGGAAGTGGCGATCTGGATCGCATTGCAGCGTCTATCAAAAAGGTCTCTCCTGGTTACGCGCCGATGCTGCCTCTTCGTAAGGTAACCGCCACCCGGACCGTCAAGTCGTCCGGCATGGTCACCACGCAAGCCTTGGGTGATCCGCCTGTCGATCTTCCGTCGAGCGGTATCCCCGGAGAGAAGCGGTCGTATCGAAACGAATATCCGTCAGGCTCCTTTGAGAGCTGGACATACGAATGGGTGTCCGGTTCCAACATCGCTGGTTGGGTGCTGCGTGACTATCAGTTTCATAGCAATGGAAAGGATGAGTTCCCCCCGACGCACCCTTTCTGATCCCTATACTGAACGCGACTCAAGAACACCCACCTCCCCTATTGGAGGTGGGTGTTTCCTTTTGACTGCCAAAGGCATACGGCTGCTTCACGACGAGTGATCAAGCCAGGCAGCTTTGTGCTCTTGCCGTTGACCTCGCCGTAAACCCATCGGCGCAACTGCGAAGGCACCGCGGCGTAATCGCGAGCGTTGAGTTTGCGAAGGAGCGTGGAGGACGAGAGATTGCCGACCCCGAGGTTGAATACGAAGTCGATCAGGGCAGCCTCCTGGTGAGCTGTAAGAGGCACACGGACGTACCCCCTTACGCCGGCAAGGGCCACGGCCAGGTCGGCCTCCAGCAACGTCTCAGCGCGTTCCTTGGTGATCGACAGTCCCGCCGTTACGTCCGAGCCGGTGTGGCCGTAACCGATAGTCAGCTTGCCGGCCGGGCACACGTACGACCGGAGGCGCAGGCCCTCGCTCTTGCGAACGAGGGGTGCTGCGATGCGAACGGATTCGATCAACGAATCTGCTTGTTCGGGGTCGTGGTGCTGGAGCCGCCACCCACAGAAGTTCCGGAGGACGATTTAGCCTTTGCCCTGCGCACGCGGCTATAGGTGAACAGGCCGAAGACCAGCAGGACGGCGAGGATGATGAGGATTTCGGTCATGGCATTTCCTTGGTTTAGTAGTTGTCGTAGAAGTTCGCTTCATGCACCGCACGGCCAGTGACCGATTGGATGAAGTCGAGGTAGTCCTGCTCTTGCAGTTCCTCCATGCGCCGCGACTCTTCGTCCTCGACATTGCGCGCGAGCTGGTCGGCCCAGTACGCGAGTGCCATGGCGAGCGGTTCCACGCGATCGTCGTGCTTGACGGCGCCGCGGTCGCGGGTCATTCGGGAGAGTTGGTGGAACAGCTGGTAGTGGTGGTTCTCGGTGTCCGCGTCAGCGCGGATCACGGCCTTGTCCACTACCAGGCGATGCTGATTCAGCACTGGCTCGATGGTGTCGCAGATGCGGCGCTCCTTCTGCGTCGAGTGCTTAATCTCCTCGACGGAGCACGGGTAAATCCGCTTCAGGATCGGCTCAAACAGCTTGTTGAACATGCCGTCGCCGAAGTTTGATTCGACGAGGATGAGCTGGACCTTCTCGGCCCGCGCGATATGCGCCAGGCCCTCCAGCGTTGAATCCTCGTAGCCTCCCTTGAAGCCGCCCGAGCGGCGCAGGTAAATCATGCCGCGGAGTACCTTCGTAACGCAGTAGCCCGTTTCGTCGCCACCGCGGCCCGAGGGATCGACGGTCATCAGTGAGCCGGTGAACTCCTCCATCTCAGGAGCCACGTACATAGGCGTGTGCCAGCGGTCGCCGGAGAAACCCACGGAGGGAAGCTCCTCGACCACTTGCTGTTTGCCGGAGGACCACACGACGCGGATTGGCGCGACCTCGCGGTCAACGTCCATGACGATGAAGTCCGACAGCTTGAGCGGGTACTTCTCGGCGTCAGACAGCGTGGTGTCCAGCATGAACTGCAGTGCGAAGCCGGCGCGCCCGTAGGACGCCTCGCGCTCCATTAGATCCTTCTCGTCGAATCGCTTGGAGTCGGTCGGCGTCCAGGCGAGAGCCTGGTTGTCGTCGAACGCTGCCGCGATCATCGGAGCGAGCATGGCGCCATATGCGACGCGCTGCTTCATGTCCTTCGGGAAGCGTGCAGGCCAGATACGGATGTCGTACCCGCGTTCCGGCAGCTTGTTGTAGAGCGACTCTTCGGTCTGCGGCGTGCCCAGGTAGATCACCTGTCCGCCAGGTTTCAAGACCGCGTCGAATTCCTTGATGAGTTCTGCGAGCTTCTCGCGCTGCACGATTGTCTGCGAGTTCTTAACGACCTCGATGTCATCGGGGATGATCGTGTTAGCGCGTGAGCCAGTCAGCTGGCCCGTGATGCCCACCGACTTCACGGAAGGCGATTGGTCGGGGAGGGCAGGGCCAACGTCGAAGGCTAAGTTGGAGTTGCGCTGGTCGCTGCGGGGTCGCAGGTGCGACAGGGGGTCGAACGTCTCGATGATCTGCTTAACGAACACCGAGAACGCGTCGGCGCGTTCCTTGCTCGCCGACACGACCATGATCTTGTGTTGCGGATCTTTCCATAGGAGCCAGCACACGTATCCGGCTGTGAGGAACGACTTGCCTACGCCTCGGAACGCCTGGACCATCCGTCGCCGCGGCCCGTGCTGTAGGTACGAACATATGTCGTACTGCACGGGCGTTGGAGACGGTAGGGCGAGGTGCGTCCAAAGGTCGAACGCGAAGTTGCGAAAGTCCTCCCAGGGGTGGATGACGTGCAGGGAGGTGATCCCTGACGCCTCCATTAGTGGTGCTTCAAGCTCTCGGCGGGATCGAAGGGATGCTTCGAGACTGCATCAGCAACCTTTCCAACCGGATTGGTCTCGGTCGCCACGGAGTCGATGCCGTTGTCCTTGAGGAACTGTCGGGCCACATTCAGTAGCGCGGCCAATCCCTTGTCGCCGGCTTCCATGCTCTCGATTGTGTCGCTCAGCTTGTCCGCGATGGCACCGTGCAGGCGCTCCATCGAATCCTTGCTGGCCTTGCTCACTTCTTCAGGTACTTGTTGAAGGCTGCCTCCAGCGCGGAAGTACCGAGCGAGGAGAACACGCAAGCGATGCCGACGATTGCGGCAGTGCCCAGGCCGGGGATCAATACGAGGACGCCTGCCGATGCCACGCCCAGGCCAGCATGCAGCAGGGCGCGGCCGATTACCTGGCGAGGCTTAAGGGGTTCGTCGGAGACCAGCAGTTTTGCGATGCCGATCAGCGCTCCGACAGCACCGAGGGTGCCGAGAAGCGTAAGTTCTTCTTTGTTCAATGAGTCCTTAGACGGTGTTGTAGTAGTCGTAGCGAGTCGTCGCGTAGGCGGTTGTGCTGCTCTGCCCGTCACTGACGGTGCATCCCACGGTGACGCTTCCACTTTGATTTAGAGTGGCGGTGACATTTACATCGCAGTACGGCCCAGATGGGCCGAGCGATACATTCGACACTTGGCTAGAGCTGCTCACGAACCAGGAGTATGTGAGGTTTCCGTTCCCGCCTGCGGTGTAGATAGTCGCGCGGGCGCCCAGCTGCCGGGTCATAGGTGTGCGGCTATTGCCGTTGTTGTATTGAGCTGAACTTCCAGTGGCGTTGCTGGAGAGTGGGGTGTACGCGGTGTAGATGGTCACCCAGCCACCGCCCCATCTAAGGCGGACGGCGGCTGGATTGATCCAGGCGCCTCCCCACTTGAGGCGCACTATCCACGGCTGTCGGTATGAGCCACCCCACTTAATGAGCCAACCACTCATTACGGCTGAATCCAAAGGACGCCATCGGCGCCGCCAGGATCTGTCGTCGATACGATGACCATGCCGCACTGTTGCCATGCTCCCCAGCTGCCGCCTTGCTTTTGGCGCCGGAACCGCTTGGGCGGATTTGAGGTGAAGTTGATGACCTCTTGCTGCACCCAATCGGCGTTGTGTACGGTAACGTGGCCGAGCCACCAATCTGAATTGTCGGGAGAGTTGGTAGCTCCTACTGCCATCCAGATGCCCTGAGTGACGCAGGTATTCCAGTCGCTATGCTGCCGCCCACTCACGCCGTAGTACCCAGTATTGCCGGCATGTTTAATTTCTTGTCCAGCTGCTTGAAGGGTGGCGCCATCCCAGCCAATGGTAGGTCCCGACCCGAACTGCAGAAATCCGATGTTTCCGTTCGCCGTACTTTGGATTGCAGTGGTGTGGCTCTTACCAATGTCAACCAAACGCGCATCATCGCCAATCTGTACGTAAGCTCCGTTGCCGGTGCCACCCGCGATTAGGTGAGGCGCGGTGAAAGCGCCGGTGACACCATTCCACTTCGCGTACTTGAAAGAAGTGCCATAGCCGAACCGCAGTACCACACTTTGATTCGCATCTTCAGTGTAGAGATATTGATCGTTATTGGCGCCGACAAAAACGCCAGCGAAGCGCGGCTGTCCGCCCGTATCGGCCTTGGAGGCCGGATTAAAATTTCCGGATGTCCAGACAGTCCCAGAGGAATCCAGGACTGCATTGAACTTTCCTTCAACCTGAAATCTGAAAGCATCTCCCTGCTTGAAGAGCCAGCTATCACTTGCTCCGAAATAGACCACGCCATCGTTGGGTATCGATTGCCAGCCGTTCACTCGAAGGAAGTTGTTCCGAACTGTTACGCCACCCGTGAAGACTGGTTTGTCGATTGGTGCTTTGAAATCCAGGGAAGTCTGCTGAGCGGTGCTGACCGGCTTGTTCGCGTCGGAGGTGTTATCTACGTTTGAAAGCCCTACGTCGCCCTTCGTGTGCATATGTCCGCTAGGAGGATACGAAGCTGGCTTGTTTATGACATGGCTACTGAAGTCCACGGCGTCGCGCGTCGCGAGAGTGCCCAGGCCGGAGATGTCGCTCGGCACCAGCTGGACCGCGCCGGACTTGCCAGCCACCGACGTGACCTGTTCGGTGTTGTCGATGTGGTCCCAGCCGGAGCCGTTATGGACGATCTGGTCGCCGGGGTTGTACTGGCGGCCGCTAATAGCGCCGCCTCCGGTAACCTTGTAGAACGCACCAGTGTTACCGCCCGCTGGGAACGAGCCAGTGCTGGCATCCCAGCCACCTCGGTAGACCAGCGTGCCCGTGAGAGATGCTTTGGCTTGCTCAGACCAGTGCTTAGCCGAGTAGCCTCCCGGCTCAATCTCGGTGCCGGCGGGGGCATTCGCCCACGACTGCGCCTGGTCGCTCCAATCTTCAGCCTGGTGGGCGTAGGAGGCCGCCTGGGCTTCACTTGAAGCTGCTGCGCTTGCGGAGGCCACAGCCTGCGCCTTGGAGTTCGACGCTTGAATCGCGTCGGCGTCAGCATCGGCGGCGCTGGCGGACGCAGCGTTGTCATGCAGCCCGGCCGATTGGTTGCTCGACTCGGACGCCGATGCGCTTGCTGCACTTGCGGCTGCACTTGCAGCTGCTGCTTCCGCTCTGCCGGTCGCGTCTGCGAGTTGCTCGGCTGCGTCTTCGGCGCTCGTCTGTGCATCGTTGGCAGATGCTTGTGCGCCTTCAGCGTACAGGCGGGCCGTATTGGCAAACTCGGAAGCGCCGGTAACTGCGCCTGTGAGTTCGTCCACCAGCTCCGAGACTTCCTTGGAGAGCTGGAGAAAGGAAGGCAGGATGTGATCCTGGCCGAGACCGTCAGTGACCGTCACGTCTCCTTCCGGTTGAGTCAAAAGCGCGATCATCTGGTTCTCGCGCGTGTTCCAGCGGTCTACCAATGCCGAGATTCGTTCCGCGAGCTTTGCATTGGAAACATAGCCTGGTGTTTCTGCCATTAGTTCCTCGTTATCGGAGTCCTTGAATGAATCCACGGACCTTGGTGATGATTAGGCGGTCGCCGCGCGAAGAATCGGCGATGGCCACACGGTAGGTGGCTTCCGCCGTTGTCGGGTCTCCGACGTAATTGAGCGCATGGTTGAACTTGTGGCCCGAGCCTTGAATGATGAAGTAGGTATCTACTGTCACCCAGGCCGCACCAACTAGCTTCTGGATGTAGATGAATGCCCGCCCGTTGTCCGACGACGCATGGTCCACTCCTGCACTGAGTACGATCAGAGGAGTGTGCGACTCGCCTAGCAGGACAGGCGCCGGTAGTGTGAAGTTGACGATTCCCGTGGTGTTATTCATCGACACCGAGCCAGTCCAATCTACAGGGGCCAAGCGATTGAAGTTACCGATGATATTCGGCGCAGACACGCGGCCTTTGAAGCCTGCGTTGCCCGAGCGATCAACCCAGAAGACGGCATTGTTCTCGTTCTTGTCCCCTGCTCCAACCCAGATGGGCCAGGTGCCGACGTTAGACAACTCGACACGGAACTCGTGTGCATCGACGATATTGCCGTAGACATCGAGCGTGTGCGTTTTGAACGTGCCGCCGTTAACGGTTCCCATGTTTGCGGTAATGGCGGCCAACGAGTTCACTGTCAGCTTGTTCGCGGTGATCGAGCCGTCCACGAGCAGTTGCCCGGTGATGCCCACCGTGCTTAGTCCGCCCACGGTTCCTACCACGAAGGGGAACTTGCGAGCGCCGTAGCCTGCGGTCGGGGTCGTGATAGCGAAGCGATCCGCCTGGACTACGAAGTCTGATCCGCCGGGGTAAGCACTGAGCGCGATACCTGCAACGACAGGGTTGTTAGGGTCACCGCCGTTGATCCGAAGGGACCACGTGCCGGACCACTTGGCGTCGTTCGCGCTCGCATAAGCCGCGTAGGACTGCTGCAGGGCTGCGAAGGTGCCGTTGGCAAATGCCGTCACCGACGTATTGGCGATACTTCGCGCCTCGGCAGGGGTGGCCTTAGTGTCGATCTGCTCCTTGACGGCAGCCGCCACGGAGGCGCCAGTAGCTCCTGGGGGGCCATACTGCGCAGCAAACAGCTGGCGCCAATCGGTGCTCGCTTGGGCATCGTTGGCGACGACCTCCAATGATTCATTGGTAGCCGCGATGGCCTCGCCATGTGTCGCTAGCCGGCCCTCGGCCGTGGAGACCCTAGACTCGACCTTGCTGACTACGACCTCCACGCTCTCGACTGCCTGGGCAACCAGCGCTCCGGTTTCCGAGGTGATTTGTGCGTGCATGTCAGTCATCGATTCGACACGTGCTTCAGTCTCAGTGGCAATTGCCCTGTTGACCTGGTCGAAGCTTGCTGTCACCTCAATTTCGTTTCGGACCATCCGAGCTAGCAGCGTGGTGATTTGCTCAGCTGTTACCTTGTCGCCGTCTTCGATGAGGGCGATGCGGGTGGACGCTTCAGAGATTCGGTCGCCATAGTCGCGCTTCGTATCGAAGAACTCGTTGGAGCGGAGAAGCTCCTGCATGATGAGTTCTGCATTGGCGTCAATCTCCGGGATGCGCTCCTGAAGGATCTGATAGGCCGGAGACTGCACGACCTGGTCCACGATTGTCTGGATATCCGGCAGGTTGCCTCCGCCGTTCCCTGGCTGCCCACTGCCTGGCACGCTGCCGGTGCCTACGCCGAACTCGGCGACCTCCTGCTGCACGAAGAGAAGCTGGCGGATGGCGGTGTTGAGTTGGTCTGCTGGAAGTGTTGCGGCATCCTGAAAGAGGATCGCCTGTTCTGCGAAGGGTGTGATCCGGCGCAGGAGGACGCTGTATGGCGTCGCGAGATATTCGGATTGGTCGGGAATCTCGACGGTCGTGGGGTTGATCCACTTGCCGAGCACCGACCGGGGCGACTTGGGGTCGCCCACAAGCACGCGCACATGTTCCGTCTTCAGTCGCGGGAACGTGCAGGTGAAGCGCCGAGGCCCGCCCTCGTAGGTATAAGCCACGAAGGACAGGCCCCGGTTTTGTTCGATCATTCAGTGTCCAAGCCAAAGAGGGATTTTGCGGTCCAAGAGTCGTTCTTCTCATCTCGGTCTTCGCGACGTGAGGCAGCTTCACCGGAGCCGTCGCTCAGCCAGCCGCGACTCTCTGCTTCCTTAAGCGCCATACGCTGGATGTTTTGCCATCCTGTTAGATTCTGGAACCAGAACAGCTTGGCCGCGTTCTCCAGCTCCTTCCGGGTCACTTCGCGGTCGTCACGAATTGCCTGCGCGGGGAGCGATGACGCCTCCATGACTCGATTAGCGAAGTCAACGACCGGGATGCCGCCCACGATGTTCGTGGACATGCCCGTTGAGCGGGCGCTTGCGAACACCGGGTCTTGGCCCATGAGGGGTAGCGCGGTGTCCACGATGGGCTGGATGACGCCGCCCCAGGAAGACTGCGATACACCTGCAGCCACAAAGTTGCCCATGGTGAGCTGCTTCTCGCGTTTCTCCGGGTCGTCCGCCGTGTTAAGTGACGTACGAGCGGCCCACTGTAGGGCTGCGATGGAGCTGGAGAGCGTGACCATCATGTAGGTGTTCCAATCCTTCCAGTGGTAAGCGGAGTTCAGCAGATGCCGCTCATAGCTGTAGGCCATGAACGAGCGGAACTGCGTGACCAGCTTTCCGCCCGCCGAGTGCATCAGCATGATGGAGTCGCTGGCGTCTCCTTCGATCACCTGCTGGCGCGTGACACGGAACATGAAAGCCGCGACGCGCTCACGTTCGGCCAAGTTCAGGCCCGCCTCGGTGATGTCTTCGACCTTCTTAATACCGCGGAGAGAGGCGAATAGTGCGTCCTGATCCTCTTGATCGAGGCCGTAGGAGCGCATCCGGCGTGTCATTCCTTCCGAGAGTGCTCGCTTGTCATTCGCCAGCTGCAACAGCTTCATCAGCGTTGCCCGACCTGCGATACGTTGCAGTGCGGTGTTCATGGGTGCCATGCCAGAGGCAATGCTGGTGAACCGCTCGCCGAGCATTGTGGCGTTCTCTATTGTCCTGCCGAAGTTGCTGTCTCCGTAGACCGATGGCATGAAGGCATCATCTTCGATCCGCATGAATGCAGGACTGCGGAGATGCTCTGTGCCGGTCGCGACGAGGTCTTCGATGTAACGGGCCTCGCCGGACTTCAGGGTTCCGTCCGCGCTGCGGCGGAGGAAGTCGCCGATAAAGGCGATGGATCGGACGGTGTTTATCAGGCCCGCGTGTGCCACGGTCGGCCCTAGCTCGGTGAAAAGCGTGAAGCCAACCTGGTTCATCACTCGGAGGAACTGGGTGTCGCGCAGAGCGCGCGACCAGCGCGATGCGGTGCTGTTTGGGTTGACCTCGGTGGAGCGGCCCATGATCGACTTGATGCCGACGTCCAGCATTCGCAGAGTTTTCTCAGGATCATCGCCTGCCTTGATAGCCCGCTCGCGGAGGAGCTGCTGGAGAGCGTCCAGCTCCGCTTTGTTGCGAATGTTGCCTTTCTGCGCCAGCGCGGACCAGCCGACAACTTCACGGATATGCGACGACACGACACGTGTTGTGTCACTGTCGAGGAAGTCAGTGACTTTGAGAGTCACATCGTCCCCGTATCTATTGGTGAACGTCATCTCCGTAGTCGGGTCAAAGCGAATGCGTTTCTTCGCCGCGCCGACCTTAGCGCCTTCCTGCATCTGGGCGGTGTACCTGCCGAGCACCGACGCAATCTTCGCGTCGCTCGCGCCAGCGTCTCGCAGGGCCTCGGTTAGTTCCTGCACTGACTCAGTGTTGAGCGGACGCACGGGTGCGCCAGTGTCGCCAGTCACTAGGCCGGAGCCGCGTTTGATAAGTGCGCGGGCGTATAGCTCTGCCAGCTCCTCGTCTACGCCGCCGTCGTCAGCTAGTTTCTTGGCCTCCTTTCTCGTGTGCAACGTCTTCTGTTCGTGCTCCAGCGCATCCTTAAGGCCAGCCTTGGCCTTGTCCAGTCGTTCGCCATGGCGCTGCAGCTTGCGGCGCGTTTCCTCCAGGCGGCGTTGGGCTGCGGTGCGGCGACGGTCGCCCTGCTTGCCGGGCATTCCTTCTAGCTCCTTCAATGCCTCTCCGGCGGAGCGGACAGCGGCCTGCTTGTCTGCCGTCAGTGCGCCAAGGTCATCGGCCTTCTCGCGCGCCCGGAGAGCACGGTCGGAGGTCCCCTCGTAGTCGCCGGCAATCTCGTTGAACTTGTCCAGCTTGGACGCATCACCGTTCTTACGCATGTCGGCGATGATCGCCTGTTTGAAAATCTCGACCCCGTCCTGTTCGCTCAGTCCCATCTCACCAAAGATGCGCTGGTAGGCCTGCTTGGACTGAATCTGAGGGAAGTAGTCCAAATTCTTGCTGCCCGGCTCCAGAACACCCGAACGGACACCTAGGTCGTAAGTTGCGTCGAGTACGGGTCGGATTGCGGCCGCAGCCTGGTTGGCGGTCTCGTCGTCGGCCTTCACGCCTCGCAGCACGTCGGCCACCTTGCGGCTCCACGCCAGCTCACCGCCGCGGTCCCAGCGCGATAGTCCGTGCTTCGCCCGCGCTGCAGTCCAAGCCGCGTTGAATCCTCGATGCAACTGTGTCTCTAGCGTGGCACGGTTAACGCTGGCGTACTCACCTGCAGATTGCTTCACAGCCAGATTGCGGTCCGTGTAGCCCACGCCGTCGCGGAACAGCCAGCGGCCTACACCGCGAGCGGTCGGGTCTTTCAGCTTTCCCATCTGCGCCGACAAGGCAAGGCGGATGTTGGCGAAGGCAGGCTTGATGGAGACCTCATCCACGCCTCGGTCAACATGCGTCTGCATCGCATCCGAAAGAGAGCGTTCGGAGATGCCTGGCGTAGGGTTGTCGGGAAGGCCGTTCAAGCGCGCCGCGCCCAGGCTTTGGGACGATCCGGTGATGTCCCTCCTAGCGAGTTCTTCGACTCTCGCGGATTCGGTGAAGTGTTCTCCTCGACGCGCGCCGAGAGCGCTGCCTAACGCAAACCCGGCCGCCGCTGAGATTGCAATATCCGCGCTTCCGATTTCGGAGTTGAACCTGGAGTTTCCGAGCGTCATCGCCGCATTGGTCGAACCCGCCGCCAAGCCGGCGCGGATAGAGTTCGCCAAGCGTCCAGCACGTGCACCTCGGGCGAGGCCCCCGGTGGCTGCATCAGCGGCGAAGAACACAGGATCTGTCATGTCCGAGGCGAAGTTTGCAACCATTCCGAAGGACGACCGAGTGTCTTTCGCCATCTCGTTCTGAAGGGCAAACTCCCGCAGAAGCTCGTAGTGCTCCTGCGATGTCGCCCGGCTGAAAAGTTCCCATTGATCTGCGCCGATTCCGAAATTGTCCATCTCCTCCTGAAACTTCTCAGGGAGGCTCCACGCGGGATCTGCACGGGAAAGTACCGACTCTTCCTGGTACGCACGGTGGATCATGCCGATTCCGCCCTGTACTTGGGAGGCGCCGACCAGCTCACCGAACGGAGTCTCGTCCCGGCGCTTCTGATCGGCCGCTTCGGCTTCCGTTCGGCGCGTAACGCGGGCTACATGTCCGCCCTCATTATTGCGCGCTGATTCCGCGACAACCTCATTGAGGTCTCTCGGTTTAGCAGGCGCAATGAGGTCAAAGATGCTGGTCGGCATTTGATTCCTAGTTCTTGAAGGTTGAGAGGTAGTCGATCATGTCGGTGGTGTCCGGACGCTTCGGCCCAACTGAAGTCGGCTTATCGCCGAGCTTTAGCACCGTTGGCTTCAGTGACGGGTCGCCCTTAGCAGTACGCATTACTGCGGCCTGTACGGGGTCGATGCCCATGACAGTCATCTTGGGTTTGTTCTGTGCATCAAATCGGGCCTGCTTCTCGGCCTCGTCGCGCTTCCACTGATTGACGCCAGCAGCGGTTTTGTTGGGATCAAAGATCACAGGTCGCTGCGTACCGTCGCTGGCCTTGCCGTAAATGGGGAAGCCATCGCGGTTGTGGAGGATGAACACGTTCGGGTCATCTTCCGTAGGTGCTGCAAAGACCCCGCTCGCCGTGCCCTTGGGGATTGCCCCGGACTTCTCGGCATCTACCGCTGCGCGCCGAACGAACTCCGTTACGCCAGATTCGGCTCCTGTCCGCATGCCTCCGCGCTGCACCCAGCGGCCGTTGATGTTCGCCAAGTCGCCTTGTACACGTTTGAATGCGGTAGCGACCGCGGCGTCAGGTGGTGCCATAGGGTTGCGCATTGCCAGTCGAGTCGCTTCACGCTGGACGCGGTCCTGCATCCAAGGCGGCATCGGCGTGCCGTCAGGCATCTCGTCGACTTTCTTGAAGTACGCAGTAGCAGCACGGCCGATCCGCTGAGAGACTTCCGCACGTACAGCTTTTTGCTCGGGGCGAGTGATTTGCTGAAGCGCCTCTTGCTCACTCATGCCGAACGCCGTTCGGTTTTCGTGGTACTCGTTCATGAGAATTGCGTTGTCTTCCGACACGTACCGCATCGCGGTGATTGGGTCGATGTCCGCAATGGCTTTGTAGGTAGCGTAGTTCTGCGTCAAGTTCGTTGATGTGGTGCGGCCGATGAGGTCCTGCACTGCGGGGATGACCACGCCGGCTCTCGTAGCACGGGCGAGGGCGGTGCCCATCGCCTGCTTGTTGCCGGCCTTAACTGCATCCGTCCACTCTTTCGAGAATGCCTTCTGTAGCTGGTGGGTTTCGAGGGTGAGACCTTGCCCCGCTGTGAGAACCTGGATGGTTTCCTTGTGGCGTGCCGCCTCCTTGGCTTCCTGCTCCATGCGGCGGATACCGGCCTGGTTCTGGTCGTACCAATGGCGAACGAACGTGTGGCGGTCCTTTCCTGAGAGACCAAGAGCATCCGCATTGGCATTGATGCTGCCCTCGGTCATTCGCCCTACGTAGGCTTGGTCTTGCCACTCGACCTCTTTTTCGGCCTGCACGGACGCCTGCCTTTCTTCGATCATCCGCTGCTGGACCGCGACGCCAGCGCGTGCGGCTTGGGTGAAAGCGTCACTCCAGGTGCCATCGCCGTGCTTTCGGTCCCAAAGGGACGTGCCGTGCTCGTCGGTGGCCTTCTTGGCGAACTCGGAGAGTGCCTGGATGTTTCCCTCGCCAGTCGCCATTGCGTCAACGATGTGGCCTGCGGCCTGGTCGTAGAACTCGTTGCGGGACACAAAGGCAAATTCCTCGGTGTCGAGCGCCTTGGCGAAGTTTTCGATGGCGCCTGGCTTTAGGAGCGAGCCGTCAAGAGCTGCAGTGCGCAGCATGGCCCCGACGTTCTCGGTCTGGCGCTCCAATAGTTCGGCTGTCTCGGTCTTGGAGTGGACATCGAGCGCCTGTTGACGGAGCTGAGCGACCGCGGGCTGGAGCTGGGCCATGACCTGGGGATCTTGGAACTCTTTCTGCTGCATCAGGCCGCTCAGAGTCTCCTGGATGGCCGCTTGAGGATCTTCGCCTACATCCAGTGCAGCGACGCGAGCGATGAGGCCACGCTTCGCTTCGTTTAGCTTGTTGGAAGCCTCGGTCACGTAGTAGCCGCGGCGGAACGCGGGAGTGAATGAAGCAAGCGCCTCCTGCGGCTGCGGGGCCTCCTCCTCCACCGATTCCTGGGTGCGTTGCTGCTCACCTTTCAGTGCGTCCTCGCGGTTCTGCCGAACCTGTCGATCCTGCTGCAGGCCATTGGCCGCCGCCGACAGGCGCCCGAGGACGCCTGCAGTGACGTTTGAAACAGCGGAGTAACTTTGTGCGGCTGCGCCGCTGACCTGAACGCGATATTGCTCAGGTGCAGATTGCCGTGACTCGATCACGGCACGGCGCTGGATGCCGCGCTCGTTAATCCTTGCCATTGGTGTCGCCTCGCTTCTTGATCTGATAGTTGCTGTAGGCGCCGTTAGCGCCACCAGCGGCGGAGTTGATTACGCCCCCGACCATCTCGGCGTTGGCGACTCGTGTACGTGCTGCTGCATCAGCGGAAGATGTGGCAACACCGCGCTCACGATTGCCCTCGATCATCGCCACGTCACGACCGGCCTGGGCCATGATGTCGTTGTCGATCGCCTGCAGGGAATTACCGCCGATGGCCGCATCGGCTGCAGACGCCCGTGCGGTTGCGCGGAGGGATCTTGCTTCAGCCATGCGCTGCATGGTGTCCACCTGTGCCTTCGCATCGATCTGGTTCTGCTCGGCTTGCATCTGATCGCCGATGGCCTTGGCCTGTTGCTTGCCCTGGTATACGGCGGTGCCCGCTCCGATGACTGCCATAGCAATTGGTACGGAGAAAACGCCGCCATCACACATGGCCGATCTTGTAGAAGTAGCGGAACGGCACCTGCGAGGGACCATATGGAACAGGCGCCGAGAAACTGAAGCCGACAGCGGCTAGCCATCGCTTCGAGACCTCGTTGCTGTCGTCCACGAAGTTGTGCAGGACGGAGAACCTGTCACGCCAGTCATCGGTGATGCGGCGCGTCTCGGTCACCATCAAGCGCGGGATGGTTGCTAGGGCATCGGTCCCCAGAAGCCACACGGTTGCTCCTAGGCCGCCAGCGTAGGAGACCCCGAAGATGCCCTCGGGCTTCCCGTCGAGGACTATGCAGAAAACCGCATCGGCGTCGTTGCATGACTTGAGGAGAGCTTCGCGAGGAGTGTCGCCGCTTGCGGCAGCGACCTCCAGAACGTCGGCGTCCCGCATACGCGCGGCCACACTCAGGATGTCCCCCGAGCTGGGCGGACGGTATTCGAGAACGGTCAAATAGAACTCCTTGAAGAGAAGAGCGCTCGGTACTGCGCGGACTGGAGCCAACACTGAAACGGAAGGCGGTTGCGGATGACGACTCGGCAGTTGTCCGAGCGGGCTTGTACGGGGAATCGGCGCTCACCGGAGTGGAAGGTAGGGCTACCCAAGCGGAACACTTCGTCGCCCAGCGTGCGGGCGGTGAACAGCCCTGCGTGTGATGCGAGATACGTCTGCGGATCGCCCTCGCGGCCGCGTGTGATGACATTCACCTCGAAATAGGCGGCATCCTTGTACGCGACCGTGATATCGCGAATCTGGAGGCGGCCGACGAGGATCGAGTTGTTACGCTGGTCGCGAAGGTAGGCGCGGGTCAGCTCGACTGAAGAGTCATAGCTCACGCCGATTGCCAGGCGCCCGGCTGACAGGTTGCCTTGGAACCGGATGCCCATGCCACCATTGATGAGAGTCGCGCCCGTCAGATCCACCAACTCGCCTGGAGACGCCCAATCGTCCGTCTTGCCGATGACCAGGCCATCCATACGGGCGAGCGTGTAAGGGAGGTTGATGTCGGTGTAGTTGCCGAACGCGTAGTAGTCCGGCTGCACCACAACCAGGCGGTCCAGGAGAAACGAATAGTCCTTGGTGAAGTCTCCCTCTGCGGCGACCAAAGAGAGGCTCATCCTCAATAGCTCAACGCCGCCTGCCGGAGATTCAGCGGTAACGTACAGGTCGTCGGAAGTGGAATGCAGGTGGACCACTCGGCCGATGCCGGATAGGTCCCACCTCGTCCAGGATGACTGCGATTTCTCGTTGCCGGCCCACCGCACGAAGTAAGTGTAGAGCTGAGACGGAGAGTCCACTGGGGCTACCACCAGAGCGTCTGCGCCGGGGACCGCGGCCATCGCCCGGAGCCTGCCGGGGATCAGTCGAGGCACATGCGCGGTCACGTCAGCTGCGTCGCCGGTAATCGACACGTCGTCAACGAAGTATTCGCGGAGGACAGAGAACGACCCAGAGTCAGAGGCGAAGTAAAGGGTGTCACCCAGCAGAACCGGGCGGACGTACAGGGAGCATTCGTAGTTAACCAGCTCGTCAACCTTTGGGGTCTTCGGGGCCAGCATCGGATCTGCGGTCATCTGGAAGTTGGCGCGGTCTCCGAACATCAGGAGCGACGACTGGAACGGAACGCCGAACTGCAGCTGGGCTACGCCACGCGATTGGACGGCGAAGTCGATCACGTCAGAGTCGAGAAGCTGCTGGGTCGTAGTGCGCCAGAAGTTGAAGGGATGGTCGATTTCAGAGAGGCTGGTGTTCTCGGTGGACATCAGGCCAAGGCGGCCCCGATGAAAGAACACGTCGCGGATCTTCTCGTCGATGAAGCTAGGCGGACCAATGGTGGTGTCATCGCCCGCGAGGCGCTTGTCCCAGTCCATCGGGCCAAAGCTGAAGAACAGGCCGTCGCCGTGGACGGGATCGACCACGCGTTTCAGCAGGTGCGGCATCGTGGTCTTGTCGAACGTGTTGTAGGCGCCAGGCCGTGCAATCTCCTGCCACACGCCCTTGCCGGCTCGTTGAACCACGAAATTATCGTACTTGTTGCCGCTGGCGCCGAGGACCTCGTAGATGGCGCCGGAAGGCACTACCACGTTCTTGTCTGGCTTCGGCAGATCAGTGAAGGTCTGAACCGATCCGGTTATGCGACCTGGCGCCCTCTCGTTGCTCATCTTGGTCGTCACCTGGGTATTCACGATAAACGTGGTGTCCGACTGCGTGCAGGTGCGAAACACCGACCAGGGCTGCTTGTCCGTCGCCAGATATGCGGCCGAACCTTCGGCCATCAGTACGTCGTATTCGTAGCCAGTTTCATGGTTGAACACCCGTACCTTGCCGCTCTCCACTGCCACCAGATAGTGCTCAACGGAGTCGCGGACGATGGAATGGAAGTGCGCTTGTGGGGAAATGTCGTTGCCGAGCACTTTGACGAACTGCGCTGCGGGGCGCTTGCCGGTACCCATAGCGGAATGCAGCCAGGTATTGTGGGCGTCGGTGACTTGTGTTGCGTTGCGGACAGATGCGTCCTGCTGTGAGACACCGCCCAGGAAGGACGGATAGCTGCCGGTTTCCAAACTCAAGTGCGGTTCGCGATGGCGGAAGTGTCGGGATCGTCGTTAAGGAAGTTGGCGCCTGCTGCGAACTCGAAGTCATGAGACTCATCGACCAACAGCGCCAGCGCGGCGCCTTCATGGTCCTCGGTGAATCCATTGAGTGACTCGCTACCCAGTACATTTTTCTGAAAGATGCGGGCGGCACGGATGGCGATGTAGCGGCGGACAGTTTCCGGCAGCAGCTCGAAGTCCATGAACCAGACCACCTTGGCGGACGGTGCCGCGTCTTCGGCGAACACGTCGGTGGCATTGGTCAGGTCGTAGAGGAAGCCGTTGCGGTGGGTGATGCGGGAGGAGCCACGGCCTAGGGGCCGGATGCTCAGAATGAGGTTGGGGAGCGGGACACGATTCTCTGCGTTGAGCACGAACGTATAGCTCTCGTCGGTGTTGAACCACCAGGCGGTGGTCTGCACCTCGCGCGATACGCCGCGAAGGGTGCGGATGGCAATGGCAACGTCAGTGTTGCCGACAGCTTCCAGGGCGCTTACTGGCTGTTCGCCGATAACGGCGAGCATTTCGTTGACGGCCTCAAGCTCGGTTGTCGGAGTCAGGTCCATGCGGTTCTCTTGGAGTGGCCGAAAAAAAACCGGAGGTCTCTGTTAAGAGACCCCCGGTCAGGAGAGAGACGCAGCGCGGCCCGACTTCACGGGCGGCAGGTGAACATCCTGGCGCGCTGCAGGGGTGTTACTTGGTGCTCAGCTCGACAGCACCGTCGCCACGCAGTTCGCCATGGCCCAGCGCGTACTTCGACAGCATGAGGGTGCCCTGCTTGTTGCCCTGGTACACGTCCTCGACGGACAGGCCCAGCAGCTGAAGGGTGCCCACTGCAGAGCGGTGGAAGATGACGCCAGCCGTGCCGCTGTAGTCGCCACGGTACTTGGCCTGCAGGGTCGCATCGGCCGACTCGTCGGTGCCCGGCAGGGCATTGACCTTCAACAGCGGGATGCGTGCGATGGACGAAATGACGGCTTCGTTGTAGCTGCCCTTCGACTCGGTGTTGATGTCGCGGTCGATCAGATCCTTGTTCTCGGTCAGTAGGTAATACTGAGCCGGACGCAGCGCGCCCGTGAACTCCTGCGGATTCTCCGAGATACCCTTCTCGTCGAAGTTCTGACGAGCGGCGCGGAACGCCTTGGCGATCACAACCGGGTCGGTCAGCATTGCAGCGTTGACGATACGCAGGCCGCCCGGCTGGCCGACAACCACCGAGTCGGTGATGCGGGCCGCACGGATGGCGCACCGTAGTTCGTTCTTCATGCGCTGCAGAGCCAGCTCGGCGCCTTGCAGGCGGGTGTACTCGCCACGCACATCGAAGTGGTTCATTGCCTCGTCGATGTTCGCGATGAACACGTCCGAGATGAGCATCGGGTCGAGCGTCAGGATGCGCTCGTTGTGGTCCACGGTCTGGCCGAGGATGTCGGTGCCGGGGACGTGGTAACGCGATCCGACCTTGCCGATAGCCGGGAACGACGCGGACTTGCCGGAAGAGATAGTGCGCGTCATAACGCGGCCTTCCAGCTTGTAGTTCTCGATGAACGAGGTATCGACTTCGGCCATGTAGTTCTGCATGAACAACGCCCAGGCATCGCCCTGCTTGTTGATCTGACCAATGCGGCTGGGATTGGAATCTGCCATTGTGTTTCCTTGGGGTACGGGTGTGCTTCACCTGGGAAACAGGCGAGGCTGGAATGATTGAAAGAGGGTTGCCTCAGTACACGTCGGAGGCACGCAGGCGCGCCATGTGGCGCTCGCGGTACGCGGGGTCGGAGCGGTACTTTGGATTGCGGATCGCTTCCTGCACCTCGGCGCGCGAGGCGTACGGCTGCACGCCCGGAGCCGGGGAGGCCTTGCCGTTGATCAAGACAGCCGGAGCGGAGGTCTTTGCCTGGGCGGCGAGGCCGGCGACAGCCAACTTGGCACGTGCGGCATCGCCGGAGGTGACGGCGGCATTGAAGGCGTCGATGTCGGCGTCCTCCAGATTTTTGCCCGCCCACTCCAGGAGCTTTGCGTAGCCGTCCTTGCCGCCTGCGGGTGCGAAAATGCCGGCTTCGTAGGTGGACTGGCGAGCCTTGAGGCCATCCAGGTACACACCAACCAGCTCTTTAGGAAAGCCAGCCTTTTCCAGAGACTTGAAGCTCTCTTCGGAGATCGTGCCGGTCTCGGCGAACTCCTGAGTAAACACAGTCTGGTCAAGGCCGGCGGCCTTCAAAGCGTCGGTTGCGGCGGCTTCGTTGGCATCGCCGGTTGCCCCTTCGTCTTCCACTGTCGCGGCTTCTTTCGTCGCCTTCAGGCCTGTGTTGCCGGCCGGGTCAGTTGGGGCAGCGGCCGCCGCATAGGCAGCCTCCAGCTCTTCGACCGTTTTGTACTTGCCGCCATACAGGCGTTCGGTCTGCTGACCTTCGGTTCCTTCAGCGACGACCGGGGCCGGCTGGGTCTCGGTTGTCTGTTCGGTCACTTGGTTGTGCCCAATGCGTTGTAATGGGTTGTGCCGTCAGCGTATTCGGTGACCGTCACGTTGCCCTTCTGGGTCACGTTTGGGTACGTCTTCGCGGGGGCAGTCGCCGTCTTCTGCTTCTCGGCTGCGGGGGTCTTCTGTTCGGTCATTGCGGTACCTGATTCGTGAGGCCGCCCGCCATCGCTGCGTTCACCATGTTCGGTGCGGCGCGGACAGCAGCCTCGTTCATTGCGGAGGCCTGGTCGTTCTGCTGGACCGCTTCAGGGTCAAGCACCAGGCCCTTCGTGGTGATGTCGGATGCGGCGCCTAGTCGGGACAGCCACTCGCCCCAATCGATGCGGCGGCTGGCTTCTTGCTCGCCCATGACGCCCTTAGCGGTCTCGCCAAAGCGCACAAGCTTCTCGAAGTCATGGCCGCGGCCCAGAGCTGCGACGCCTACGGTGATGCGGGGTTTGATGAGACCTTCCGGCAGCTCCGGGATTGCCCCGTTCTGCTGCAGACGGAAAAGGATGCGGCGGATGAGTGGAACCATCAGCTCGGGGCCGAGCACGGAATAAAGGCCGGCGCGGTTGTCTTCAAGAACACGGGCGAGATACTGGATTTCCTCTCGGGTGACTCGGTCGCCGCTGCGCTGAATCGCAGTGCCGACGCCGAAGACCAGCTCCAGATTACGGGCGGTGGTGTCGGCTTCGCTCTTTACGAACGAGAGGTCCTGGAACTTGTCCAGTGTCAGGGAGGAAATGTCGTTCTTGTCGCCGCGAATGAAGGCCCCCGACTCAGCCTTGGTCAACTGATCGGGCTTCATCGCCGAGGTTGGCTTCAGCAGCCAAAGAATCTTCGCGGCAGCTGCAGCACCCTTTCGGAGCGCCTTCCGGAGCGCCTCAAGAGTCTCGAACTCGCCTCGGTAGTCCTCGATCAGACCACGACCGTAGTCCTCACTGGTAGGCCGAGGGATCGATACAGGAATCCAAGGCGGAGCATCGATCGGATAGCTGCCGTCGGTCCCGGCGATGACGACGCCTTCGACCTCCTGATAGCACAGCCAGTTCTCGTTGTTCTCGTCCCGGTAAACACGGGTGTAAAGCTCGGCGTCTTCGGCCAGCTTCTTCAGCCGCTCGGTCTCCGAGACTTTTGCGAGGATCGCTTCGCGCGCCTCGGAAGGAAGCATCTGGATGGCAATCAAATCGAGGGTGACAATCTCCAACACGTTGCCCAGGCCATCGCGGTCAGCGACGTAAGAGGTCAGCGGGTAGAGCTTGCCCGGCCCTTGATCCGGTACGTACAGCAGCCAGTTACCGGCCGCCGCGGAGTGTTTGAAGCCCTCAGCCAGTACAGAACGTAGCTGGGCGCCGGCCTCGATTTCATCCATGACGGCACGTTCGATTTCCGAAAGTGCCGTCTCAAGTTCGCCCTTCTGGATACCTGCTTCCTGCATGAGCTTGTCCGATTCGGACAGGTCGGGCTTCAGGGTGAAGGGAGTGATGTTGGGCGGCAGGACCGCCAGCAGAAGCGCGTTGGCGATTGCGTTAGCGCAGCGAGCGCCTGTGCCCTGTACGGGAGCGGTGAAATTCTGTGACTTCTGCTTCGGATCAACGAACAGTGATGGGATGGTGATCTTGGTGCACGCCTTAGCGCGGGTCTCGGCACTATTTCGGTTGGGCTTCAGCTCGTCGTAGCGTTCCTTGGCGGATACGAGGGTTTTGCTGGCATCAGCCACGCGGAATGGTCAATCCTTGGTAGAGCGGCGAGTTCATGTCGGTGCGCAGACCAGACTTCTTTCTTGCCTGGGCTGATTGAGACTGGCCGGAGCCATCACGTGCGGTGACCAGAATGTCCGGTGTTTCCGTCTTCGGAGTCTTGGGTTTGGAGCTGCACATTAGTGGTGGCCTCCTCGGGACTCTTCGCGTTCCTGCTCGCGAGCGACCAGAAGTCGAAGCACCAGGCGACGCTCACCGGACTTGAGGAGGAACTCCTCTCGGTCCTGATCAGGGTCATAAATGACCTCGGGGTAGATGCGCGCCAGCTCATCGATCAGCTCATCGGCGGTCAGGGGAATGTTCATGATTCTTTAGGTGAACTTAGAGTGGATCTAGAAAGGGGAAAACCGTGGGTTTTCCCTCTAGAGGCCCGACTAATTCGCCAATTCCTGCGCAGCCGCTCGAAGCTGCGCCAGCGTCCCGCTATTGACCACGGTGTGGTCCACCAGCCCGGAGGGCAGGGGGCGTTCACTTGTATGGTCTGCGACTGAGGCGACGCCCGGTCGATCCACGACGACAACGCTGCCGCCCAGTTCTCGCACCAGCATCGCTTCGTTCTCGAAACGTACGTCAGGAATGACGACACCAGCAGCGCCGAAAGCGCGGGCCTCCTCGACGCGGCGGGCGGCGACTTTGAGCCAAAGGCTCTCGTCGATCATGTCTCGACCCCATTCGGTGCCGATGGTCTGCATGAGGCGGCGGGGGGAAGTACCACCCAGCCAGTCGAGCGGTGCTTCTTTCAGAGGGCCTGCGGTCAGGTCCTCCATGCTCAGGCCGGTGATGTCCGACACAAAGCGACGCAATGGTTCGGCTAGGGCGATACGGACGAAGCCTTGATGCTCGACAAGAAAACCGGCAAGGGTGTCCTTGCCAGAGCCAGCCTTGCCGGAGATGCCGACGATCTTCATCGGACCACCTGCCGGGAACAGAGGCATCTGGTTCAAGAAACCCATCCTGCAATCAGCCAGCACCAGCACATTGCGGGTGCGAGGATGTTGAACAGCTTTACTTTCACCTGCCGCCCGAGACCAAGAGCGACGAAGGCCCAAAACACAGTCCAGCCCAGCGTGAAGTAGGCCACGCCAAACCACGCGGCGATGGTCAGAAATAGCATTACGGTTCCCAAAGGTTCACCTTGTTCGTTTTGTAGTTGAGGTCGCCGTGGCGGAGGATTCGCGCCAGACGTGCTTGGATGAGGGCGTCATTGGCCGTTAGTCCCTTCTTGTCGTAGACATCCACCACGGCCTTCCAAAGGGCCGCCAAGTGCTCCTCGGGGGAGCTGTCGCGGTACGCTTCGTGGACGGGCATCAGTGCTTCGTCAGCGCGCTTGGCGCCGATGCCGGGGCACCCGGTGTAGTTGTCAGTGGTGTCGCCCATCAGGGCTTGCTTCATCCAGAACAGGTCGGCGTCGTAGCGGTCGATGGTCCGCACGCCGAGGTCCGGCTTGTTGGGGTTGTATAGCCGGCAGGGGATCGTCTGAAGATCCTTGTCAATAGACACAACAATGCGCGGGCCAGGGCATCGCCTAGGTCCTGGATGCGTGGCTAGTGTTCCGAGGATGTCGTCGCCTTCCAGCGAGTGCCGCTTGATGATCTTGTCGGCGTACTCCGCGTGGATGAATTCGTCCAGGGCGTACCACAGCGCAGGCTTCGGCTTCTCGTGACGTGCCTGCTTGTACGTCGGCTCCACGTCCTTTCGGAAGTTGTGCTCCGGGCAGGACAGAGGGAGCACAAAGTCGGCGGCGTCGAACTTCTCGACCAGCTCCGCGATGTACTCCGCCACCTCGACCTTCGCCTTTTCCGGCTGGTACACCTCCATGGTGTCGCCGTCGCCATCCCAGTCGATGGACTTGGTGTTCTTGAAGGCCATGTAGTACCGCAGCACGTCCGCGTCGATCAGCAGGACGGGTCGCTGGCGCTTCTTCAAGGTGCTTTCTCGGGGTGCCGCTTGTGCCACGCCGCCAGGTCCACGAGGTACTGGTCGTAGGCCGCGAAGTAGGACGGGCTGTCGCCATTGGGGTACTCATGCCTGTCGCAGACGTAGCTCGTCGTGGTGACCATGTGCATACCGCTCCCCAGCGGGACGCCGCCCATGTAGGCACCCACGCCGCCGCCAGTGAGCATCGTGCTGGTCTCGTTGTGGCCGCTCAGGCACGAGCCGTAATCGGCCCGTGGTTCGCGCGGGCGGAAGTCGGTGTCGCAGCCGGCCAGCGTGAGGGCGAGAACGGCGAGTATCAGTAGGCGCTTCATGCGAACACCGCCCGACGACCTACTTCATAGGCCAGCTCGCGCAGCGCAGCCTCAGTCGCCTCGGCGATGTGCTCGACGGGTGCGTGCTGGACGTTGTTGAGGTCCTTGTAGCGCGTGTGGATTTCGACGACACCGGGACCGGCGTGGAAATGCGACGGCCGGACGAACACTTCGGTGTCCTTCGACCAGCGCGGCATTGGGGTGAGGCTCATCGCGGCAGCTCCTTGTGCGTGACTTTTGATAAGCAGCTGGTCGGCTGCGAGGTCGTAATAAGTGCGGATGGACGGCTCCAGCTCCCCGACGGCTTGGTCCACCGCCATGCGCAGTGCGGGCTTAATCTGCTCCAGCAGCTCCGCTTCCAGGTTCTTTCGGACCATCTCGGTGAACGCACGGAGGAGCGTGCCGTCTTGCTGGATTGCGTTGATGTTCATCGCTTGCCCTCCTGGAGGCGCTTGATGGATTCCTTGTCGGCGTTGCAGCGCGCAAGGGCGTCCTCGGCGTTGCCGCCGAACTGGTAGAGGTCGTATGTCTCGGAAGCCGGGTCGGCCATCACCGCGTCAAGGGAGCTGTGCTTGCCCTCGACCTGGCACGGCTGGAGGTACTGTTCGATCAGCGAAGTGCGCGTTGCGCAGCTCGTCAGGAATGCGCTGGTGCAGATAGCCAGCAACAACAGGATTTTCATTTGCGGCGGTCTCCACGGAACGGTTGCGCTGGGCGCGCAAGTCCCGGATTGCTTTGTCGAAAGAGGCACGGCGTACGGCCTCCTGCTGGAGGGTCGCCACGGATTTTTTGAAGTCGTCGTAGTCACGTGCCGTCGCTTCAAGCGACTCAACACGCTTCGCCATGTGGCTGTAGGACCACATGCCGTACCCCCCGGCACCTATGGCGGCGAGGATCAGCAGACCGGCGAGGGCCTGGAGGATCTGCTTGGGGGTCACTCGACCTCTTGGCAGATTTCCAAGGCATAGTCATAGCCATCCCAGTTATCCACGCCGGCTGCACGAAGGGCGCTCAAGAACTCTTCGTCCTCAAGTAGTTCGACATAGCGGGCACGGGGGATGGTCACCGTCTCGGTGTTCGTGTCGTTCATGTGTTCTCCTGAACCCAGCAAGCCACCTGCAGAAGCTCTGCAGTGGAAGCGTCAGATTTGATTTGGTTGGCCCTGCTGGAGATAACGCGGACGTTGCCGCGCACGTAACCCAGCTCAGGTGTGATGCGATCCAGCGTTGGGGAGTTAGGTCCCTGCGCCTTCAGTCCGACAGAGCGGAACAGCGGGATGCCTAGGGCGGGGCAGAAGCTCGGAATCTGGATGTCGTCTCTTTCGAGGTCGAACGGAAGACCGCGCTTCTGTGCCCGCCTGCGGGCGCTGCGAAGGAGCACACCTGCCGGATCGGAGGTGCGTGCTTTGGTCAGTGGGTTTCAGCCCAGTTGTTGCCTATCTTGTATTCGCCATCGAGCGGGCAGCGGAAGCCGAAGTAATCGCCTGCCGCGCGGATCGAAGCAACCGCGGACTGGCCGACGAACTCGGCGTGTTCCTCGTCCACCTCGATCTGCCACTCGTCGTGGATGTTGCCGACGAACTCGTAGTTCACTCCCGGCGCAAGGCCGGCTTCCTGCAGTCGCACGTCCAGGATGTGCAACCCCTTCTTCATGACCAGCGCGCCTGCAGACTGCAGGAGCGTGTTGAGTGCAGCGTGGTCGCTGCGGATGTGCAGCTTCCGACCGTCCAGGCCGATGAGATAGCCCTTCGCCTTGGCGCGCTTCTTGACGCCCTTAACCAGTTTGGCCAGCGCTGGAAGGCCCTGGAGGAACTTCTCCTTAAGCGCCTTGCCGTGTTTGCGGCCCTTCCCGATGATCGACCCGATCTTCTCGTCGCCGGCCCCATAGAGGAAGGCGTAGATGAAGGTCTTCGCGTTGTCGCGGGACGGCAGGCCGGCTGCGTTCTGGTTCTCGGCGTGGATGTCGCCTTCCAGCAGTACGGTCGCGTAGGCGCCTCCGTCGAAGGCGGCCATGAAGTGCGCCAGGCAGCGCAGCTCCAGGCCAGAGGCATCGGCGCCCACGAGCTTCTTGCCCTTGGGCACGGTGAATAGCTCGCGGCACTCATATCCCCAGCCTCCGGCCTCGCCGAAGAGAATCCCCTCCTTGCCCTTCTGCACCTTGGGTACCTGGGCCATGTTCGGCCCCGAGTGCGTCATGCGTCCGGTGACCGCAGCGTTCTGATTGACGCGGCCGTGGATGCGTCCATCCTTCTTAACCTGAGTGATCCAGGCCTCCGATTTTTTCTTCGACTTGCTTGGAGTGCCGTCCTTCTTGAGCTTCGGCGGAGGCTCGGAGAGTTGCCCGGCGCGTTTGGCCACCGTCAGGTAGCGCAGCAGCATGGGAATCTCGGGGTACTTGAGGTGGGCGAGGGTCTCCTCGTCGATCTTCGGGCGACCCTCGGGCGTGAACACCGTGGGCTTCCATCCGTGCAGTGCTTTTAGGCGCTTCGCGATGTGGTCGCGAGACCCTGCATTGAAGACGTACGACTTGAACTTCTCGTGCGGAACTCCTTTGACGTAGCCAAGCTTCGCGTTGTTGACCTTCGGAACGAACATGCCGAGGCTCTCGCGCCAAGGCTGGAACACTCGGGTCAGCTCGTCGGTGAGCCTGGCCTTGGTGACCATGAACTCGCGCTGCAGCTTGTCGGCCTTCTTCTGGTCGAACAGGAAGCCATATGCGGTCTGGCGCTGGAGGATGGGCGCGATGCCGTGCTCTAGGTCAATCGCTTCTTGCGACAGGCCCTTGGTCATCTGGAGGGCGAAGAGCTTTTGTGTGACGCGCACGTCCTGGTCGCAGTAGTCGTCCATCTCCTGGTTCCAGGCAGCCCAGGGATCGAGACCCCTGGACTTCATGACTTCTGAGTAGTCGCCTTTCCATTCGCCAAGGCGGTAGCCCCAGGCTTCCAGCGCATGCCTTCCGACAAACTGGCCTGGCAGCTTTCCACGTGACTTCTTGATGGCTGTGAAGTCGCGGTCTCGCAGGTCCGGCCACAGCAGGGTGGACAGCAGCATCGTGTCCAGTGCGCGCTTGACCTTGAACTCCGGGTACAGCTTGCGGATGGCGGGCACGTCGAAGTTGACGATGTTGTGGCCGACTACTGCATCCGCTCCCTGAAGCATCTCCAATGCCTGCTCGATGGTCAGCTCCCCGTTTACGCGGTTGGCTGACAGCACATCGCCCACGGGTACTCCCTCCGGGGTTACTTCCTGTAGGGAGATGCAGTGGATGGTGGTGAGTTCGTCGAGTAGGCCGTTGGTCTCGATGTCAAAGACTAGCCAGGCCATCGGAGCCTACACCTCGTGCAGCCTTGGGATGGCTTTTGAGGAGCTGCTTGACGCGCTCGAAACTTGGCAGGGGAACGTCATCCGTTTGTTCGCTCAGAGCCTCGTCGAAGCCCAATTCAAGGCGGTAGCCGTAGTCCCTGTAGCGGTGCATCCGAGCATAGGTACGTTCGTCGCCGTTGTTGTTCATCACAACGAGACGCTTCGCCTCGGCGTCTGCAGCAGCATTGGGGTGCGCTGAAGCGGTCGGAAGGTCGAATTCCAGCCACGCCACAAACATGCAGCAACGGAAATCGAATGCGTCGCGGTGCCCCTGCGGCGTATCGAAGTGGAAGCCCACCAAATTGAAGAGGCGGCCGGTGCTCAGGTCGTGGAACTGCGAGGTGCCGTTAGGTGCCGCCAGCTCCTTGTACCGGTTGCCCTGCTGCGAGAACGCAGCGAAGGCAATGAGGTAGTCCTGATAGGAACGGAAGAATAGGTCGTAGTCTTTGGCGGGAGTGCCGTCATAGAACGAGCGCAGGGCGCCGCCACCGAGGATGGAGACGATGCGCGCGGCGGCCGGCATGTCCAGAAAGATGGCCTTGATGTAGGCGCCGTAGCTCATTCGATGATGGCCTTGATACGACTGGCGACGCGACCGGCACGCAAGGCGCGCGAGCGGTGGCCGACGGCTTCCTGTACCAACTTGGCAGCCTTTGCTTCGGCGATTGCAGCGCGGTCGCGCAGCTTTCCTTCGGCTGCGTCCAGTTTGCCCAGGGTGCGATCCAGGTCAGCGCAAATGGCGTCAACGCTCGGGGCCGGAGTCAGGAAAGCGTGGATTGCCAGCAGTGTGGTCTTGAGGGTCATGCGGTTATTCCTTGGATGAGATGGGATGCGGCTCAATAGCCGCCCGGTGTGTCGTCGTAGCTCTCGTCATCGCCGTCCGCGTAGGGATCTGCGCACGGCACGAGTCGCCCGGTTTGTTCGTCGTAGCGGAGGTAGATGCACTTGCCCGCGGCTTGACCGGTGTAGCGGTCCTTGAGCACGCGGAGAGTCGTTGTGGTGCGAACGGAGATGTCTGCCGCCTGTTGATCGCGCTCCAGACCAAACATGAAGTGCGACCAGAAGCCAATAGCTCGACTGCCCTTGAACTGGCGGATGGTCACGCGCCCGCCTTCCTCGTGGGGCGATCCCTTCTCGGGAGTCGTAAGGTGCGAGATGAAGTAAATGCAGACGCTCAGCTCCATCGCCAACTTGGCGAGTGCAGCCATCACCTGTTCCAGCACTTTCTTCTCGTCCTCGGCGTCGGCTGCGAGAGCCGTGAGGTGGTCCAGGAAGATGTGCTTGACACCGTCTGCCACGGCCATGTGGCGCATCTTGGAGGCGATGACGTCCCAGTCGGTGGTGCCGAAGTGGTCGTAAAGGACGACGTTTCCGGTGCTATCCAGCGTGTCGAAGGCGTCTTCCAGTTCTGTTTGCGTCCAGCCTGCGTCGGGCACATGGAAGCGACGGGAGGCGTACTTCCCTGCGAGGCGCTTAGCGGTCTCCGCGGGCGGCTGTTCTAGCTTGAGGACGCCGCACTTCTCGTTGCAGGTGGTCGCTGTAAACACGATGATTTCATCAAACACATCGGACTTGCCCATGCCCGTGCCTGCGCCCAGGCCATAGATTTCGCCGTAGCGTCGTCCAAGCGTGTAGTCGGTCAGGTCAGGCCACGGCCAAGGCATTCCGATGACCACTGGGGCCAGCGCCTTCTCGCGCACTGAGCCGAAGGTCACGATGCCGTCAGGGCGAACCGTCTGCGCTTCGTAGATGCACGAGACGATGGCCTCGCCATTGCCCGCTTGGAGCATCGCGTTGGGATCTTTCAGCGGCAGCTGTGCGATGCGTGCCTTGCCCGGCGAGAGGATTCCAGCGACCTCTTGAGCGGCGGCCTGGCCTGGTTCATCCATGTCGAACATGATGACCACTTCGTCGAACTTTTCGACCCACTCCAGCTCGCGCTTGATGGCCTTAGCTGCGCCCTGCGCGCCGTTCGGAACAGACACTACGGGCCACTTCAGGCCGAGCACTTGCGCCACGCTCAGGCAGTCAATTTCACCTTCAGTGATGACCAGACGCCTCGTGGGCTGCCAGAGGTGCTGTCCGAACAGGCCGGCTTCCTTGGTGTCGCCTATGAAGGCGAATTTCTTATCTTTGAATCGGAGCTTCTGTGCGACGGTGCGCCCGTCGCGGCGGTAGTTGGCGATCTGGCAGGTTTTACCGTCCTTGTTCTTTCCTACCCAGTAGGAGAACTTGCGGCAGGTTTCTTCTTGCAGACCGCGAGCGGCCAGGGCGGAAGCTTCGCCTTGGGCAAAGTCGTCGGACATGCGGGGCCTTGGTTGCGTGCGTGTGGCGTCACCATCTGCCGGCTCGTAGTGGGAGCACCCAAAGCAGAAGCCGTGCCCGTCGTCGTAGCGCGCGAGGTTGTCGCGACTGCCACACTTCGGGCACGGCTCTTTGGCAACGAACTGAGACTCAGCGTCGGCTGACACGCTCGACCGACCACATGGTCTTGCGGCGGGTCACGCCCAGTTGGCGGTTGGACGCGGAGCGGACCATCGCGTAGGTGCGTTCACGTTCTTCCTTCGGCACGTCTTTGGTGGCCTTTGCGAAGGCCAGGCGCATTGCGGATTGGACCTGTTCCATCACTTGGCCTCCTGGAGGAAGCGGCGGAAGTCTTCGGTCTCGGTGTCCAGGTCATCGCCACCCAGGCCCAATTCCTTCGCGCAGTAGGTGCGGTAAAGGTCGATCAGGCGGTCCAGCAGGAAGCGCGGCTGCTCGGGGGTCGGCGGGTGCAGCGGCGTGCAGCGGCGCTTTTGCGCGCGGGTGAAGGAGTAACGGGTGTAGGACTGCCCCGTCGCGTCTTCGCAACGCTCCTTGCGGATGTCGTAGCCGGCACGATTCAGTTCGGTGATGCGCGACGCCAGACGGCGGACGCGGTAGACGCCCTCGGCCTGCCACGAGGTGATGTGCTGATTGTTGTAGAGGTGATCGACGATCAGGTTGGCTTGACGGGACAGTTTCATTGCTAGATTTCCTGTAAGGGGCACACGCGGTCGAACACGGCGGGAAGCCCGTGCTTAAGCACGAGTCGCCGCAGCGTCATCCGCTGTTGCTTGGAGAAGTTGTTGGCGGGTGTTAGGGCGTCATCCACACCGCCAACCAGGCACGCCTGAATCGAACGTTCGTTGGCGCGCGCCGCGAGACAGCCCGGCTCGTCCAAAGAGCGGCCCTCGAAGGCAGTTCCATCGCGCTCGATGACGTAGTGGACTGCGATCTTGGAGAAGCCTTGCGAGCGGTGGATTCGCGCCAGTTCTGCGCCAGTGACCGAATGGTCCGGCCGCGTCATTGATGCGGTCACGAACAGCTGGTCAGGGTTGACCATCTTCTTCAGTCGCACAGAAGCACCTTCAGCGAGGTGTGCGGTTCCTCGCCGGGTTCGGCGAACCGCTTGGTGGCGTAGAGGGAGACGATCCACTTGTCGTCCGGCCAGATGCCGGCGTGGGTGATGGCGTCAAGTGGCGCCTTGGCGTAGTTGTCGATGTCGCCCTTGGGCGTCACGAGTTTCGTGGTCTTCGGCTTACGGCAGACGAACTCCAGGGCCACATGCAGCCTCCCTTCCGGGATCTTTGCGCCAGTGGTCTTGAGGTACGCGCCGGCTGCTTCGAGCCAGTTCTTGTAGGTCTTCAGGTGGTACGTGCCCCAGCGCGTTACGCGGGGGCGAGAAGCCGGAACGGGGTCTATTGGGAAAATGAAAGAGGCGGCCAACGCCGCCCCTTTCGTGACCTTGGACGAGGGCTTAGTAGTCGCCGTCGTCGCCATCATCTCCGTCGCTATCGTCATCCGAATCGTCGGAGTCGTCTTCATCGCCCGGGCGATCTGCGCCGTCAGCGATGTCGTCGCCGTCCTCCTCATCGAAGTCGTCGGCTGCACGGCTGGCGCCGCCGAACTCGACCAGCTTGATGATCTGGACGCCGACCATGCGCAGCGAAATGCCGAACTTCTTGTCCGCCGCCGCGAAGTAGGGGACGGCCTCGAAGCTCACCTTGAGAATGCTGCCGCCACCGATGTTCGGCGGATTTTTCAGCACTTCCTTCTTGGCGTTCACGATGGTCGGGACCATGGTGTAGACCTTGCCGGTCTTCTTCGCCTTGATCTTGTGCTTCATCTTGAAGTTGAAGGTCACCCGGCCGGTCTCGTCGCCCTCGTCATCGGTTTCCGATGCGAAGAAGTCCGCCAGTGCGGCTTTCTTGTGTTTCGGGTTTTCGGACTTGAACTGCTCGAAGGCTTCGTCGCGGATGGCCGTCAGCTTTTTGATGAACGCCTGGGTGTCGGCGTCTGATTCATCCATCGCGAGCTTGGCGGAAAATTCGCCGTCTGCGTTGTACTTCGTGTCGGGTGCATTCAGCCGCGGCCAAATGGCGGTGCCGGGCGGGGACACGTATCGTTTATTCGCTTTCTTCTGGGTCATGGGATTCTGAGTCTTCGGGGAGGTAGCCGGCTTCGATTAGGCGGGCTTCGGTGGAGGCGGAAGTCGCTCCATACAGCTCGTTTTCCAGGGCGGCCTGTTCCAGCAGCCGTTCGATTTCGCGTGTCATGGGAGCTTCTTCGCCAGTTCTTCCTGGGCGTACTTGCGGACGGCCGACAGGGTGTTGAGTTCACGGAAGCGGCAGTCCGCTTCCATGCGTTCGGTGAGTGCCAGAAGGGCAAGCGGGTCGTACCCGCACTCCTCGGCGGTGAATCGGAAGGCGCAGGCAAGCCCGATGAGCTGGTCTGCGGGGTGCTCGACCATCTGCACGCCGCTAAGGGCTGCGAAGGCGCCGCGTGAGGCCGCGTGCGCGCTTCGGGAGTGCAGTACGTGCGAGCGGAGACGCGGCTCGATCACTCGGCTCGGCCCATCTCGTTGCGGAACTCTTCGACCGTCCCGTGAGTGGATGGGCTGTAGATCGCGAGAACCTGGCCGTAGGCGTCCAGCGCGACGTAGGTACCGAGAGTTGCGTTGAAATTGATGCTCATAGTTTGTTCCTTTTTCGGGAGGAATCCCAAATGTGGGAGGCATTAGGCAAAGAAATAGCTGCTCTCCAACACTGCAGAGAGGTCCAGGTCGCCGAAGGGGGGAATCTCCGGTAGGTCAGAAGCCACCTCCACCGGAAGTTGCTCGGCCAGTTCGGTTCTGAAGTTGCCCAGCACGTCGCCCTCGTATTGCTCAATGAAAGCGTGGCGCAACGAGGCGGCGAGGATGCCGGTGTTTCCGGCATGCGTTCCGTAGGAGTCGTGGATCATCGCGAAGCTGGTGATCCCGTTGTCTGACGCGAGACAGGTGGTCAGCATCAGGTGGCTCGCATCGCAGGAGTGAACGAAGTTAGGGGAGATGCCGAGGCCCTGGCGGCGGCGGTCGAGTTTGCTCCCGTCCATAGCCACGATTAATTCGACTCGCTTGCCGCCGATGTGCGTCGTGACGCGCTTGCCAAGGTCCTCTCGGTACTCCTGCAGTACCGGGAAGCCTGCCGGCGTGGTCCACGCGATGGGGAGGTCGGAGGCCGACGCGACCTTGGATGCTTCTTTCAACCAGTCCATAGCTTGGCGCGCGGCCACCACTACCTCGCCGATGCAATCCCACAGGATGTCGCCGAGGTAAGCCGCCTGCTCGTTGGAAGGAGAGAGTCCCTCCTTTTTGGCGTTGGCCTGCACCTGGCCGCGCATGCCGGATTTAGTGACGCCGTAGGGAAGCGTCATCACTGGCTGTTTGACGATGCCACGGCTCAGCATGCCGTCCCAGAACACCGCGCAGGGGTTTCCTGCCTCGGCTTCCGCCTTGACGCGCGAAGCGGCCACATTCATCACGGCCGTGTAGATGTCGGCAGGCTTGTGCTGCGGCAGTAGGTTCGTTGCCGCGCCGCCGATAGAGTCTCGCAGCATGGCCGAGAAGTTCTGCAGGCCATTGCAAGAGCCGTCTAGGGCGATAGGAAGGTGCGACACGTGCTCGTCGCCATTGATTGAGTAGCCTAGCCACTCGAAGCAAGCGGCGAGGGCGCAGAAGGGCGAGTCGGCTTTGGACCAAGCGCGCTGGCCGTCCAGCGGGTTGAGGGCCGAGTCGAGAATCATCTCCTCGTTCGCTTTGACCCACGCCACGCGTTCCGAGAAGGCGACCTTATCGACGCCGAAACAGTTAGCGACGTGGATAGCCAGCCAGAATGCGCCGTCCTCGCCGAGCTGTACGCCCTCGGCCAGTGTCAACAGTGCCTTTGCCTGATCGTCGCCTTGCGGAGTGAGAATCGAGGGGATCGGGTAGACACGTCCGCGGAAGTCCAAGTTGTGCGGAAAGTAGATCGCGTCCTCGTCCTTGAACTTCACCGCCAGAGCGATTTTTTGCGCCGCCGACAATCGGCGGGACGTGCCGCGGGCGTTCTCTTCGTAGACCTCCGCGCGGCTGCGCTTCCAAGCCTTGAACTCCTCGGCGTGGTGCTCTTTGTAGAAATCGGGGTCGCTAACCAGCATTGCCGGTTGCTCGGGCAACTCCACCAAGTCGCGGTCGGGCAGGTCAGCGAAGCCGCCGCCCATTGCCCAAGCATCCTGCATCACTTCCAGGATTGGTTTGTTGATCTTCCACGGAGTGGACTGGATCAGGTTGACCGCCCGGTAGACGTTGGGCATGTCGGCCTGCTCCAACTCACGCTTGTAGGCGCGGTTGCGCGTACGCACGAGGTCCGCTCTTCCGCCGATGTCGGTGAGGTACCCGCCATCGCGAGGCGTCGTCCAATCCTTGGGCTGGACCAGCATGGGCATCCACACGGGCAGGAACATCGAGGCGCTCTCGTGGGCTTTGGCTAGCCACTCGCGAATCGCTGCGGTGCCCTGCAGTATCGCCACGGTCTGATTCTTGCGTGGTCGGGTCAAGATGATTTCGGCCAGTCCCGAAGCTTCAATGAAGAGGTCGATTAGCTTCATCCCAACCAAGGCTTCCTCGTCTGGCGTGAACACGAACGTGTCGGTCTCAGTTTTGGCGAGGGCGTGGTTCATCACCCCAGTGGAGTGGTGTGCTGAGGTGGACTTCTTGAGCTGCTGCTGGATCACCCGGTAGAGGCCAGCATGGTTGTCCCGGAGCTTCTTGTAGTTCACGTCCTGTGCAATGGCAGAGCCGACAGAACGTGCCACGGCGGTCAATTTGGCCTGCTCGCCAGCCAGCGCGTTCACGCATACCACTGCGGTCAGGTAGGCGCAGCCTTCGGGGTCAAGATGTTCCAGCCACTTCACTGCCGTGTGTCTACGGCCGCCGCCGCCGCCTTTCGCCTTCTCGACGAACTCCCGGATTGCTTGCCCGGTGGCTGCTACGGCCTGCATGACCAGCTTCTTTCCGGGGCCGGTGTCAGCCTCGTCGGAATTGGCGCGCGCCTTTTCGTATCGGGCGATGCCGAGGGATGTGGACTCGGCTTCCAGCTGAAGCTGGCGTTCGTGAAGCGTCTGGGCGATTGATTGCAT